TATACCAACCTTTATATTCACCAAGACCTTTACCTAAACTAACTTTTAATAATTCAGTATTTGCGTTTGTTATTTTATATGCCTCACTATTTATAAATTTAGTATTATCATTAAAAATATTTGGTAAAATAGAAACTATAGTCCCTACCGGTGCAGTTCCACCTAAATCTTCAGTATTTTTAAATACTAAAGTACCTTGATTATCATTAGAGACAGCAACAAAACCACTTTTATCAACTCCCGGATCTCCTCCAGTAATTTTTAAATTACCATCAATAATTACATCATTCTCAAAAGTAGCATTGACATTAATATTTAAATTATTTTTATTTAAATTTAATACATCTGCTCCAATTGCTTTAAAAATAAACTTATTAGCAAAATTAATAAATTTATTATTATCAGTAGTATCAAATTTAGCAGTAACTATGGTGTCATTATTAACCACATCAGATATCCAATCAAATGCATTTTCAGAATCTAAATTAAGTAATCTTAAATTAGATATAAAGCCATTTTCACGTCTTATCGTTAGTACTGAGTTAATATTAGAATTGATATATTCGTTAAATTCAGCCGTATTAGTATTTGAATAGCCTAAAACAACATTTGTAGCATCATTAGGGTATGATTCTGTATCATGTAATGGATATAATACATCCGAAGTACTATTATCTAGTAGATTACCTTTGACTAGATCCCAATGCCCACCGCCATCTAAGCCTTTAATACCTTCAACTCCTTGAAATCCTTGGGCTCCTTGAACACCCTGGGCTCCTGTAATACCTATAGGTCCAGTTTCACCAACAGATCCTTGAGGTCCTTGTGGACCACCGCCATTAGATACCAACTGATCAAAATTATAATTAATCTTATCCAGTTTAATATTATCGCTATCGGTAATTAATATTTGCTTTAGATTTATCGTCATCTAATTGTTATACTATTTATTTTATATATTACTATTTTATTGTATACTTAGAGATGCATCATTATTGTTGAAATTTACTATTTCCATAGTATATGTAAATTTACCAGTTCCCTGGAATGTATAGTATGTACTAATTGTTTGGTATCTTTCAGCAATTAAATTTATTACTTTTATAGGAATCAAATCTTCATTCCTTATGGTTAATTTACCTTCCATAGATGATCCGGTAGATGTACCACCAAAAGCACTAAATAATATAGTTGCGGGTAAATAATTAACCGTGATGCTTGAAGCTGTAGAACGAGTAGGGAAAGATATTGTTTTTACAACTCCATCATCTGTACTTGCTAACTTATATGATTCACATTTAATTGGTGGATTTATTGTAGAATTTGTTGTTATAGTTGAAGTATATGTATCTCCACCCTGAGCTAGTTTAGCTACATCTGTAAGTACTGTATATTTACCACTAATTTCTGGTGCATTTTGATTATATATTTTAACTAAAGGTTTATCACCAGATGCTTCAGTTCCATTCCAATTTAAATGTACTAAAACAGTACCACTTACTGAATTAATTATATGCAATTTAGTAAGACTAATATCTATTATTGGAATCGTTTGATTCGTTGCATAATAGATTGGAGTTAGATCTGATAATTGACATGCCGTATTTTTAGATGATGATGCACCAATAGTGTTATCAATACCACCATTTTCATTAATAATACCTGCTTTATAAATATAATTTTCATTAAATTTATCACCTATAAATTCAGAACCATTCCAATATCTTCTATAACCAAAATTAACAAACTCTCTATACCAGCCTGCAGCTGCGTTACTACCTCCTTGTAACAAACTCGTTGCATTTTCAAAATCTTCAGAATTTATAATATATTCTGTGTTTGACGTAGATATAATTCCATTAAGACCAGTAACATCACTATCAAATGTTAAATCTATAGGTATTAAAATTGGACATATCTCCCTTAATGAAAATTGAGAACCATTCCAGTATCTTGATATATCATCTTTAGAATACCAGCCAGCTAGTGCTCTTGTTTGTTCATTATCATTATATAATATAATATTTGACATATCGCCAACTGCCCAATTAGTTGCACCGCCGGACCATCGATATGTTTGTGTGGTATTTAAACCACATGCATCATCACTACTAGTAGAAGGCCCTGCCAGTTCAATAGGAGTTAGCGTTATTTGATCTATATTTCCAGTTTTCCAGAAATAATCAAGTACCTTTAAATATATTATATGTACATTTCTACTAATATTAAAATTACCACCGGTATTTAAACTAATTTGATCAGTTGTAGTATCTGTTGGTGTTATAAATTCACTGGTATATTTACTATCAGTCGTATCATATGTTGATTGCATTTCTAGATTATAACCCCCGATAATAATTGGTGTATTATCACCACCCACTACAGGATCTTGATCACCGCCATTGCTATCTATATCAAAGTTAAATGAGTTTAAGTTTGGTACTTCATACTGTATATTTCCATCAGTCCATGTTTGGCCGTTACAAATATACCAACCTTCAAATGGTGTATCTTCACGACCCCTACCATAAATAATTTTTAATTCACTACCAAATCCTTGATCATTAATTTCATCAAGTTGAGATATTGAATATGTTAAATAAAAATTATCATTATTAAACCAGTCTTCAGTTATTGAAATAATAGAACCTACTGGCAATGTACCAAAAACATCACTTTTATTTCTCCAAGCAGTATTACCATTATTATCCAAAGATACTAATACTCTATTTTCAAGAGCATTATTTGTATATTTAAAATTTGAATTCGCAATAATATTAGATGATTCTAAACCTAATTTAGTATCTTTAGATCTGAATTTTAAGTTTGTATTGTTATTTACATTAGTATCAATACCTGTATCAATAAGATTCCATTTAGCTTTATCGCTATTAACAATACTGGAAGCACCGCTACTATAGAACTTACTATCATTACCTTGATAAACATACATATCAGTATCTCGAACTCTTATCCTATAATAATCATTTTCTTCGTTCCATTCTAATTTGAACTTTTTATCTATGTCATCAACTTCCGGTTCAAAGTTAGTACTTACTAATACAAATGGTGGATTAAAGTTTGGTCCAGTGGCTCTTATAGAACCATTAGACTTAGAGTCAATATTGTAATAAGCACCTGTTTCTGTAAATCTCCATTTAGTACTATCTCCAATATCATCAATTTCTGCAATTAAAGGTTCTGTTGAATTTTCAGCAGCTCCTATATAATTACCAGTTTCTAAATTAACTAAATTATAAAAACTTGATATGATTGGATTTGAAACAGCTTGATTAGCTTCTAATAAATATTTATTATTTGATGGATCATTATGTAAAATATAATCCATCGTATCTAGATCATATTGGAGTTTTAATTTAGATGCACTATTAATTATATCACCAATCTCTAACTTTTTAAAATCACCTTCTGTTGACAATTTAAAATGAAAATCTAAAGAGTTTGGTGAATTAATAATTAAATTACTAAGAGAAGCCTCATGATTGTGTAATGTAGTTAAAGGTCCTTGAAAATTTATAGCCACTTGCTCATTATCAATCGACTCACTATAAGTCTGTCCAATTCCAATACGAATCGGCTGATATTCACTACCTACTTGAAAATTAGGATGTAGTGTTAAAAAATCATTATTTGATCCTTCAGTCCATGGACTAATACCTTGAGGTCCTTGTGGGCCTTGATGTCCTTGTGCGCCTTGATGTCCTTGTGGACCTTGAGGTCCGTCTTCTCCAAAATTACCATATTCTCCTAAAGAACCTACAGGCCCTGTCATGCCTCCTAGGATAAATTGGTTAAAATTGTAATTAATTTTATCAATCTTATCTTTTGACCACCAAGATTCTACTTCTACTATTTTTATTTTCCATGTATCATTTAGAATTGAATATGCTCCACTAGCATAAAAATTATTATCATCATTGTTGTGATAAATATATTGGCTAGTTCCACTTACTCTAATTCTGTAAGTGTCATCAGCTTCATTATATAATAGATCAAATTCTTTATCATTATCAAAAGTGATAGGTTCTTTATTAGTACTCACCAATACAAGGGGTGGATTAAAGTTTGGCCCAGTTGCTCTTAAAACACCGCTATCTAACGAATCAATATTATAATTACCATCATCATTTAATATCAATGACCATTTAGTACTATTATCTATATCACTTGTTCTGGCAATAGCTGGCTCCGATGAAGATTGAGCAGCACCAAGATATACGCCTGTATCAACGTTAATAATATTATAAACATTTGTACGGCTACTATCTGATTTAAATATATTTTTAATATTTATTGGCATTGATTAAGCTTGTATTTTCACATAAGCTTTCAATTTATATTGATAGCCTATTTTTTTATTATATATTAGTCTAAAACTAAGACTATCATTTTGATATTTCTGTATTTCATAATTAGTTAATGCCATATATCCGTCTGATGTTAAATCATTAGGATCTATTACTGAAATAAATTCAGTTCCTATATTTTTACCTTCAATACCGTATAATTCTATTTTATCTACAATAAATCTATTTACTATATTATTAACAATATATTGCTGTAAATCATCATCGATAGAATCTTTTTCACCAAAAGAGTTTTCAGCCTTTAAATAATTCTTAAATACACCTCGTATACCATCTTCTAATAGTTCATCTATAATTGAAGAAGGTAAATAAAAGTCAGCAAAAATTTGAGAATCGGTTTCAGCCCAGTGTATTGTTGCTTTATTAAGTAAATTAATTCTAATATAATCTAAAGATTCTAATGAATTTTCATTAATAGATAAAAATGAAGTTAATTCATAAATATCATTTACTTTCATTACAGTCGATGCCATAAAAGATTTAACTTCAACAGGACTTAATGTACCATGTGCATTTATACTACGACCGGCTGGTAAATTTTTAGTAAAATATACTGAAGAATATTTAGATCTAAAAACATTTAAATCTTTTTTATCAATTGCTATTTCACCAATCGCAGGATATAATGGTAATTTATCTGATGTTTGTGATAATTTTAATAAGTTTTTAACGTTCTCATCATTTACTTTATGATAAAATACATTTTTTAAGAAACCATATTCATTAGAATTCTGGTTAATTAATTTATATGATTCAAATGCAACTCCTAAATTATTAAACTTATTATAGATTAAATAATCTCTTTCATCATCGAACGTTACTTCATTAAGCTCTACATTATCTTTACTTGGAATTATTAATTTTTGATTTGTTAAAATATCCCCGAATGTCACAACATCTCTAAAAAGAGGAATATAATTTCCATTCATTCTTCTTAATTTTGTAAAGTAACCACCATCATCTCTCATTTTAATAACTTTACCTATTTCATCAGAGGATAATTGATAAGATTTTGGTCTATCACCATCTGATTTTTTAGTAGTTAGAGATGCTTTTATAATTTCAGTTCCATCTTCAACTTCGAAGACAAACCTATTTTGATATTCACCAGTTTCATCAACTGTTAAATAATTAATATCTCCAAATTTATTAAATCTATCTACAAAATTATAAGCAACAATTTCTTCTAGTAAGTTATTATAACCACCAGCACCACCCTGCCAATAATAATAATCCGTATTTAAAGGTGTAGATTTTAAATCTGTTAAAGGTGGCACACCTGTATCTAGGCCGGAAAAATCTTGCGTGAACGCTCTTGGTAAACCTTCTACTATTACTCTAGTATCATCAATTATATTAATAACTTTCATACCGTAGGGCCCTGTAGGTGCTTTAAATACAATCCAAGAATATACACCATCATTATTTAGTTTTATATAATTTGTGAATTTTGGTGGATTTACATCACTATTTAATGATGCCGCCGCAGCATATAATATATTTTCACCGGTTTCAGACCAGTTTATAGGTGCATCATTTGAATCATAACCCAATCTAATTAAAAATGGAATATTAGTATCTTCTATATTACCATCCTCTTTTAAAATATCATTTAATTCATAGCACGATTTACGATCAATATCTATTTTCTTAGTATCTTCAATAACAGTTAATGTAATAACCACACATATAAATTTATGAATATCGTTTTTAATTACATCGTAAGTTACTAAATTACTTTCTCCAAATTTATAATCAAATGTAACACCAAATCTATAGTTATTAACTTCTGTTGAATTAATAAATTCTGTTGGTGCTTTTTTTAAGTATTCCTTTCTTTTCTTATAAATATATCTTAACCCTCTAAAAACGCTTGTTGGATTAGAAACACCAGTACCTCCGCCAAATATACTATATAATTTTTTACTATTATCATCTACCCAGATGTTATTATCTTCATTAAAATTACCATTTCTATTAAAATACATAGAAAAATAATCTATTTTAGTAGATTTTAATTGGTCTAATGTAATTCCACTTTCACTATTTTCAAATGCGGTATAAGAATCTAGGCCTGTTAATGTATTTTCAGTATAAAAATAAGAAGGAATCTTATTAATATGAAAATGTTCCATGTTTAAATGTTCTGGATTCCTACCAGAAGTAATTGTTATATTCGGTGATAAGTTATCACTACCAAATGCCTCATTTACATTTAAGATATAAGGTAAATTTCTAGCATTAGTTGCATTTTTTAATGCAAATTTCATAATAGTAGGTATAACCCTACTTCTAACCGCAGTTTCTTTTAAATTATTTTCATCTAATCTATCATATTCAGATTCAATATACTCATTAGAAACATCTGTATCAATATCATCAGAATTTAAAACAGGTGTTAATCCACTAAAATAATCAATTGAATCAAAATCATCATTGGATTCATATACTAAATCACCTAAGCTAGAATTTGAAGTATCATAAAAATCAAAATTAAAATCCTTTAAATTATATGCACTAAATTTACCATGCTTTGGTTTATGTAACTCATATACTTCTATTAAATTATCATTAGAAACTTTAACAGGTTTATCAACAATAATCCTCCAAAGATTAACATCATAAGCATCTTGAGTTATTTCTTTAATTTGTGTATATTGATTTAAATTTTTACTCTTTAACCATTGACCTATTTTAATATCTCCTAATTCACTTTGATTAACTATAAACATTGCACCCTCTTTAGAGCCGCCAACAGAAGTAAATATATTCCATTTAGAAAATTTTTCAGGATCTGAATCTAAAAGGCCTATATTATCTAAATTACCAGCCTCAACATCTATAAAATCAATAAGATTTGTTTTATAAATTCCTAGTGCAGTACGTCTTCTATTGTATCCAGCGCTAATATCTTCAATAATAATTGAATTATTTATAACAGTTGTTTTATATGTTAATACCTCACTTAATTTTATTGAATTAGATAACGCAATTGCAATTTGAACCAAAGTACCTTGTGTTGAAAATCTACCCCTTTCACCAGTTCCAGCTGGAAGTAATGGATCTGCTAAAAACGTATAATCACCTAAATTATATTTAGAAATTTTAAGTTCTGTTTTATCTGCAATAAAAACTCTATCATTAGGAGATGGTGTATCTTTAATAGTTAATTTTAAAAAACCCTTAGCTGATGTTTTATTATATAAAGTCTCAATAATATTACCAGTCGATACATATCCAGATAAGTTTTTTATATCACCATTAATAGACACTGGTAATTTTAAATTGCCAAAAATAGTATTATTTTTAACATGGTGAAATTTACCGTATTTATCCTTAATATAATTTAAAGTTGGAATTTTTAAATCTTCATATTTAGGAAGCATATCTTCAGCATTTAATGAAGTATCTACTAAATCATAATTAGTTTCATAACTATTAAGTTTAATGTATATTAAGCCATCTTTAGTGATATTATCTATATCAAAAGATCCTTCATCAAATGAATCTACATATAAACCAAAATATCTATAAATATGATAATCTTCAGCAGTTGTATCATCAAATAAAAATTCTAAATTAATTAAATTTGCTGAAATAATACCATTCTTTTCAAAACCACTAGTTAAATATTCATTAGCAATAATTTCAGGCTGATCAACTATTAAATAATCTTTGGTTATATTTACGTCTTTACTAACAAATCCACCGTTTATAGTATCAATACCATTATAAGATGTTGTACTATTAGAATCAAAATTAAATGATATTGGAGCCGATGGAAACCCAGAAGAATATACGTGGTTATGTAAATAATCGCCTAAATTAGAACCTCTCTTAAGGTCATAATTTTTAATAATAGTAGCATCTTTAAGAAGTTCTAAAATTCTATTGTTTTGACCTAAAATATCTTCTGAATAATTTTTAGAATAATCAGTATTTTTAATTCTATAAATTACAAAATTTGATGGGATTTTTTTATCTAACCAAATAGGGGCTAATAATTTATATTGTTCATCATATAATTTAGTAGTATTAAAAGAAGCACCATAATGATATTGATCTTCAAATTGTTTGCTATATTCATCATACGCTGTTAAATCTGATAATTTCCTTAATGTAAAATATCTTTCACTTAAAGGTAAATTATTATAGAATCTACGCACATCATTAGAGTAAGTTCCATTAGATTTAATATCAAACTTTTGATATTGTATCTTAGATAATGATTTATTAGCTTTAAAAGAACTTAAAAACAATTCCTCATTTGAATCTACTACTAATTTAATATTACTAGTAAACTTAGGATTAGTTCTTAATAAAGCAAATGAAGCATTATCAACTATATTATTAGAAATATTGAATTCAGTTGTAGCCATCTAAGTGATATTTTTCTTTAGTCTATATATCAACTTTTTATATAGAGCTAATATAAATTACGTCCTAGAACCATGTTCTATCACCATAAATATTTGGTAATCCAAAATCTATTTTATTTGATAAAAATGCATTTCTAATATTAGTATTAGATGGTGATGCAGATGCAAACGTATTATAGTTAGTTAATAAAGAAGCATCAATAGAATTTATATTTTTACCTAAAGGTCTATATTTAGCATATACTGAAATATCAAAATTAAAACTATTGTTGTATGAATCTAAAATATCTAATCCAATTTCTTTAGTATAAGTTAAATTTTTTGAAAGTCCAGTAACAACGCCACCAATTCTACCAATACCCGAAGATCCAGGTCCGTAATAATCTGTCATTCTATATTGAAAAACTAGATCTAATGTAATTGCATTTGCATTTCCACCTGGAATTATAGTTTTACCAGTTTTATTATCTGCATCTACAACCAAAGATTCTTTATCTAACGGAGCAACATATAAAAACGAGCCACATGACTGACCACCTAATAAATATTGATCGTCTGGTTCAAATGAATTTTTAATAGTCTTTCTTAAACCAGGATTACCTTCATTATTTATAGTTTCAATTATTTTAAATGCAGTTTGTTGTTTACCATGACTATCATCTGATCTTCTAGGTGTTGTTTTTGGAAAACCAGCCATACCATTACTTTGAATATCTAATAAAGTTAAGTTTCCTCCATTACCTTGTAATAAAGGATGGTCTATATGCATTAAAATACCATTATTATATTTTTTATTAGTTACAGTAGCTAAAGTTGTTAATAATGGCTCAGAAGTGCCAGTGTTATAATCACCGTTCCAAATAAAATCAACAGCACTTTCAGATCCATTATTATCATATGCTGTAAAATTTGCACTAGAATAATCTTTAGAACCATCAGGTAGTGTTAGAACTCCTTCAATATTATAATTTAAACCATATTCGTATAAAGAATATCCAGTGTCACCGCCAGTAGTATCCCCATCATTGGGGTCATGAATATCCTCAACTACATAAAAATCTTTATCATTAGCCAAGTTAGTAAATCTTGAATTAATAAATTGACCCCTTAATTGAGATGATTGCTCTGGACTTGAATTAAACCATTCATAATCTACAATATCAGTTGAATCTAAGTTTTGATAAACCACAGGTACTAAATCATATTTACCTTCAGTTGTATAATATGTATTATCTATTACTTTCGGATCAATAGTACCAGTACCTAAACCAAATTTAGTATTATCAGTAGAGGTATATGCAGGTTGTGTACGATCACCTATAATTCGTGCAATTAATTCTAAATTAGTTGCTTTAGTATTAGAAAGTTCAACCTTAAAGTTTTTAGTAACAATAAATCCTTTAAAATTAGTTTCAGGTAATTCATCAATATAATAACCAGCAAATAATTTAACTTTAGAGTTATTTGTTACTGGTGTTACATTACCGTCTTCATCAATAATACGTACTTGTAACTCTCCTATAGTACCTTCAACCTGTGCTCTTAATCTTAAGACCTCTTCTTGTAATTGTACTAATTTATCATAAACTGAAATAGGCGCCTGTTCATCAGTTAAGAAACCAGAAGAAATTCCGGTTGCAGTATGTGCAAAAAACTTATCATTAGTTGTAAAACCATCACCTATATGCTGATATAATCCGGCTGCAGATAAATCAGATTCTATTTGTACTTTAATATTATCAATTTCATTAGAAGATACAACACTACTCAATGAATCTGTTGCTAATTCTCCTTCTGGAAATTCTATTCTAGTTATTTCTGACCAGTCGCTTACTATAGGATTAGCTGGGAATCCTGCTTCAGAAACGGATTTTACCATTATTTCTACAATTTCACCGCTACTAATAGGAATATCTAATGAATTGAAGTTAATTGCTTGTGCATCTTCTTCGCTTTCTGACATCCATTTATAAACACCATTATCATTTTTACCACGAGATCTAACTGGTCCATTAAGTTCTACCCAGTTTGAAAACGCTGCAGTTTTTTCGGTATTATTTACACCATCATTAAATTTAATCTGTTCTATCTGGCTAGTTTTACCATTAGTCGATACGTAACGATATCTAATCTTAAATTGAACAACTTCTTGTGAAATTTCTTCACCAATAATTTTTGGATCTGGTACTGACCAAAATCCACGAACTCTAAATTTAGGAGATACTTTAGCTAAGTCAGAAGATTCAGCACTTGCCTTAATATCAGTCACTAATGAAGCGTATAACTTAGATTCAGAATCTCTTTCAGATATTAATGAATTTAATTCATTTTTTTGTTTATCTTTTTCAATTTGAGATTTAAATTTACGAGTATTAAGTTCAGCTTTTTTCTGACGTATTGATTCATCTAACTGTTTTAAAGTTTGTTCAGATGTAATTTTATCAGCTTTTAACCTTTTAATTTTTTGTGTTGTTGAATTATCAGTTAAATGTTTGTTTATTTGTATTACTTTAAAGTTATCATCTTGTAATACTGGCGCATTTGGAACAATACCAACTGATGCTGGCGGAATATAATCAACCTTTAGTGATTTAATAAATTGTCCAAAATCAGAAACCTCATCTCTATAATATTCTGCAAGAGATTTTGAATTTCCTTCAGCATCAATTATTAAAAGTTCATTTGAAAAGAATCCAACTCCTGGAGAATAATCCTCAGCAGGAATATTAGAACTTGGATCAATTGGTTTAACAAAAACAATCTGTCTTTCATTATAACCAACTTTAACTTCAATATCTACATTAGTATCTATATCTTTATAAACATTAAGTTGATTTGCACCAATTTTAATAACTTCAAATCCTTCAAGTAATTGAAGTTCAACTTGTGTTGTTGAATTATCAATTGACTTGATTTGGTATCTAGTTGAATAGTTACCAGAATTTATAATTAAAGAATCACCAACCTTTAAGACCTCAGTGTCTTTAAGTGTTTTAGATGAATCTGTGTAAGTTAATTTGTTAAGGGTATATAACTTGATAGTCTTTGTTTGGGTTGAACCATCAACAGTTACTGATTTTTGCTGATTGTCTATCTTAATAACATCAAAAGATCCATTATATTGAATAGTTCTGATTGGCATATCAACAATCTCAGAATCTATTCTATATTTTATAGAATTTTCAATAAGTGCATTTTTAAAGGTAGAATAATCTATTTCGCTATTTCCATTATAGATGCTATTAAATTGTTCAACGCTTGCATCATCTTCATTTTCAAAAATATATCTTTCGGTGTAAACTCTTTCGGTTTCTACTGGGATTTGACCACTAACATCTAAATTAATAGTTAGTAATGGGTTTAAAAAATCTTCGAAGAAATCGTTTAATTTAGTACTAAATTCAGTAGGTGCTGCAAGAGAAGTAATTGACTTTGAAGGTCCTTTAAGTCTTGCAGTATGAATAGTTCTATAAGAACCATCCTTAAGGCGAACACTTGTATTTGCTCCACTGAGACCAGCAATAGAACTCATATTCTTATTCAATCTCTCAATCTCAGATTTTAAATATCCAAAAGCTGGAATCTGTATGGTATCCATAGTTCCAGTTTTAGTATTAAATAAATCAATTGTGACATTTTCTTTATCTGTCGTAATTGCTTCATTTATTCTGTTAAATGTCTCAAGTGAATTAGTGTTTAATTCTAAAAACTGCTCAAGTAATTGTGATATTGAATTGCTAGCGCTCATATTATCTTATAATTTCAAGATCAAATGTCTTGTTTATTTCATCAATACAGACAAATTCAAAGTATGGTCTATTGCTAAGTAAATCACTAGAACTAATAGTTGATTTTAACAACCACCCCTTGTTTTTCTCTGTATAAATATTAATTTTATATGCTTCTAATGAAGGTAAATCATCTTTGAAAGAAAACTTAATAGTTTGTCCAGCTTTCCAAGAATTAATACCATCATCTAGGTATATATTCATGTCTCCTTCAAATGAACTTGAATCAATATTAAATCTAATTAAGTTTTCATATGCTTTTATTCTACAAATAATCCCAGTATTTATTGCAAGTCCAGGGTTCCATTTATTAGAACTTGTGATTTGATCTGATGTTGCACCAGAAGCTATATCATAATTAAATATTTGAGGTAAATTATACCCATAATTAGTGTTTACAATTTTAATTTTACCATTTGTCGATTTATCAATTAGAGTACCACTTCCTGAATCTAAAACATCAGTATTGTATTGTATTTCTGTAGGTATTACACCGCTTATTATTTGATTAATTCTAGCGTTTGTTGAAGTTATCATATCTAAAATAGAAGATGAATTTGCATAATTTAATTTGGCATCTTCAACTGAATTTTCTAGACTAGTAAGTCTGGTAGGTATGTCGTTTTGTTGTTGCGATGTTAATAAAATACTCTCTAAATCATTAAGTCTAGCTGATATATTAGCATATGCATTATTTGCTTCAATTAGTATATTAGCTGCGTTCTGCAAAGCAGTTGTCGTATCTAGGAATATATCCATAGAAAACGTCGTAAAATCATTAATATTGTTTTCAATACCAACATTATCTAATGACGAGTTAAATTTAACATTTAACTTAAGCGCAAATGCATTACCATTTAATCCTGTAACATCATTTGGCTTGTATTTAGTCAATTCAGGTATATACCAACCGGTAGATGATGGATCATTTTTCCAATTATCTAAAATAATTATACCATATAGGTTGGTTGATTTATTACCTAAGTTTGATTTTGAATATACATCATAGTACACTAATATCGCATTAAATCTAAAATCACCACCCCTTTTAGAATAGTCTAAGAAGTTATTTAATTTTGCATCATTTGTAATTTTAGCATAGACTGATGGATTCCACTCAATTCCGTAATTATAAGCAGTATTATCTATATTAATAGTTCCTACGCTGTTATCAGATATTGCTTCTAAATTAAGTTTAGGATCTGGGTGTGTTTGTCCATCTCTTCCATTAATAGTATCTAATGGACTATATGATGTTGCAGTTGTATTATAATTTGATGATTTAAATAGGACATTTGGCGTATATCCAACCGATGAAGGAACATTTACAAATATTTCATTATAAACATTTCCTTGATAGTTTTTATCATTTGAAACATCAATATTTCCAATATATTGAACTACTCTACTATAATTAGTCCCTATATTTAGGGTATTATTTGGTTCTTCAATGGCTCTAGAATAGCTGCTAACAACTTCTTGTGATGTTGCCTGTTGTAATCTTATAGCACCTAAGTGATTTAACCATTTAAAGAATATTTTCTCTGAATCAGATGCGTAAAGCACTGGATCAAAGTCATCATCATTTAAAATAAAGTTTTCAAAATTTAATGCATAGTTCTGGAATGTTCTTGCAAAATCTATATTTGCGTCACCGTCTTCAACGTAATTTGCCCCACTTGCATCAAATAAATTTTCAAATTGAATGTAGTTATCACCACTATTAGGCGCAGCAACAACTGGAATGTCAAGAAGCGCGAACTTCGAGTATTCAAAATTTATATCTGGGTTGTAATATGCTCTTGTCAAATCCCTAGCAGCGCTTGAAAAGGCATACATAGTACCTCCTTGTTCCTGTGGGATTCTTATTAATGGTGTAGCCATTTATTTCAGTTTAATTTTATTAGTTTTTAGAAATCACATACCAAGATGAACCTATATATCTAAGTGTCATGGCTTTATTATCATCTAGTGTGATATTTACTGTCTCTCCAGCGATATTGCTAAAATTAAAAATAATGGAATCTCCTGACGGTATTAATGTAATTTCTTGACCCTCTCTTGCAATTGCTAAAGTAACTGGTGTTGTAAATGAAGTTGAATCCATCACATATGTTGAATGTTCCCATCCACCATCTGTTGGAAGTTCAGTAACTGGTGTTGTTCCTCCTGCTACCGAATAAACAACTCCTTTTTGAAGATTCACATGTGCATCAAAACTTGTTTCAACATTAAAGGTAGCATCGCCAGAGGTTACTAATAATGTGTCAATTGATCCATTATTTATAGTAAGGCTTCCAGCTCTAACATTACCTATTAGTGATAATGTCTGTGAAGTTGTGTTTAACAGTGTAGAAATTTCTGATAGTTCAGTATTTAGCGCTGAGAAATTATCGTTGAGAATAATTCTTGACGAAGAAAGGCTATCTGTTCCTAATATTTGTGTAATATTTGCCATTTTAAATGATTTTTATGATATTTTTATTTGTTGTGTTTTTATTTCCATTAACATCAGTAAGCTCTAACTCAACTTTATAATCTCCTTTGTGTTTAAAAAGATGTGTTAGCCACTTATTATTATAATATATATCATCAACATTTATCGTATTATTTTTTAATACCCATCTTTGTGAAACTATTCCTGGCATATTAGTATTATCATATGACAATGTTAGATGATTTAACATTTTTAATTCTTCTTGTGAGTCAATTACTGATACATCAAAAAAGCTAGGATTATAACTTTCATGGTGTTGTTTTGAACCTTCAATTATTTCACCACCTAATGGATTATTAAAGTAAACATCCTCATAATCATAAGATCTTGACGGCTCTTCTCCAACTGCTAAAATATAATAACACTTATCTATAAAATCAAAATCACCATCTCCATCAACATCAACCGCTATATGATTAAAGTTAAATTTAGAAATTATGGGGTGATCTTCTGGATCTATTGAATTTAATTCAGTTGCAACGTTATAATGTCCTGTAACATCAGCATCTGATGTTGGATATGTTGATTGTATTGTATATTGATCTGTTTCAACAGCGTTGGTAATTGGGTTTATTCTTGTCATTATAAATATATGTCCATTCTGTTTTCCAGCAATATCCATTTTAAATGAAGCATTTATATCTCCACCAACTCTTGTCATATTCCAATTTATCTCTTGACCATCATTCCAAACATGTGGTTTTAATTCATTCCATCTATAAGGTCCTGTAGTTTCAGCAAAACCAGTCAAGGAATTTTCATCCATATATCTTCTAACTGTTGAGAATGAATATCCTCCAACATCTTTTGCATCATGTACATAATTTGCTCGATCAAGCGTTAAATAATATGTTGCAATAACATCTTCAACCTTTTCGGTATTTTCAGCGCCAGTATTCCAATCGCTTCCTGCATTATTCCAGGTATATTTGTATTGATTCCAATTTAATTTTGGAAGTATCTTTTGAGTAACGCCGTATATTTCAACATTTTTACTCTTAACATTAATGTAGCCTGGTTTTCTATAAGAACTTCTAACATTAAAAAGATCATACATTGCTAATTCAACACTATAATCTCCAGTAAATGGAAGTGTTATTGGAAATTTTGAATATGTGTCGATTGGTCCTCTAAAAGTCTTTAAATAACCTCTGGGTCCGCTGATAATCCATTCAACTTCATAAATATTTTGTTTCCACCAATTATCCCATTCTAAATGGTCATCTCCAGTATCTTCAGCATCCATCCATGTAAATTGTGCATCATCCCATGTTTCCTTGTATGATTCTATGTTTAATACGACTGGAGCACCTATTGGAATCCCAGATATTGTGTTAAACGTATCTAAACTATTATCATAATAGGTTTCATAGAAAGAATTGATTGACTCTATAACTTCATTGGCATCTTTTTGATTTGTAAATGGAAAGGTTTGATTTATTCCAGTAAGTCTGTAATCAACCTTTCTTAAATCTTCAATAAATAACTGTCTATCCTCTGGGTATTTTTTAAATGCAACCTCAACACCTGCAGTTTGGTTTTTAATCACATGTTGATTATTCCAAACGTTTAAATTAAATTGAGAGAAATAATCTCCCTCTCCAGTAATATCAACAATCTTAGCCTGTAGTGGCAAGTATTGTTTTTGAAGTTTTCTCTTAAGACCATATAATTTTATAAGAACTTCATCTGGGGAATAGTCTGTTGATTCTTTAACAGTTGGGATATCCCATTCATCTAATCCACCGTCGGCCTCGTTTAACCTATAAACTAATGAAAATCTTGAAGTTTTCTTTAAGTTTGAATTTGGAAGCTTAGTGTCATTATTTTTATTAGATAAAAAACCAATACTGTCCTGTCCAGGAACTGCAATGGCTTTTAATTTACCAAAGTTCTCATTCTGTTCATTAATATTTAGCCAATATTCTTTAAGAGTTATTTTATCATATCCAAAGAAATCGATTGCATTTAGTAAGGCTTTATATGTCCCAACAAATGGCTTAATCTGAGATGCTTGTAAAAGTAATTCTTTTCTCTTCTCATTTAATATTTTCCAGTCAGTTGAAAGCTCCTTTATATCTGACTTCTTAAAAATAAAATAGTCAGTCTCTTCAAGTAGCATTCCCATATTTGAAAGAAGAACTTTAAGTCTTTCATCCTCTCCTTCAACCTCTCCATATACTCTAATATTAGCAATTGGAATCACTTCCGAATTTGCGTCATTGACTAAGTTTATCTCAAGTATTCTAGTGTGATACCCTTCAACTTCGCTATTAAGTGCTATATTATAACTAATAGCAGATTTAGGTGTACTGTAGCTTACCGTGTTAACTCCAGTCACTTGATTGGTAGATACTGCGTAAGAATTATCTAATATTTTAAACTTTTGTTCAACTTGTTTCTGTACAAATAGATCTCCATCCTGCTGAGTTACACCATATAAAAAAATATCATCACTAAATTCATAATCATTTAAAAATTTAGCGGTAAAATATGAGTCATCATTAATATTTGAAATTGGAGTTATCCATAGTTCATCGCCAAGACCGCCTGTTGCCTTTTCAAGAATATGGATTGTCAATGTCTCATAAAGACCTGTTGAAACTTCTGGTAAATAACAAACACCCTCCCATATATTTGTTTCTTGATTAAAAATCAAGTTCAAATCATCTGAGTTATTATCAAAAAATCTTAAGTTTTGAATAGCCATTTATTATTTTACTTTTTTATCCTCTTTTTTAATAGTAAATGATTTATAAGACCTTAAATAAGATACACTATCAATAATGTCTGCAAGCACATGTTGTATCATTATTAAAAAATCACTTAGACTTGGATTCCTCTGGATGTGTCTAGAGAGAGAATTCAATAAAACGTTTTCTCTATATGTATTCCCAACATTTTTACGATCATCCATGATAGATTTCCTAACATCATAGTTCCTTTTCTTTCTTACTTTAAATAAATTCTTAGTAACATCCATTATAGTGCCTTTCTATTTTGTGCTTGTAATCTACTGAACACTGTGTTTGGTACTGCAGGCTCGTCAAAATAAACTGAAAGTGCCGCAATTTCTCCCATTTTCGCCTCATCAGGTACCATTATGCCGTCGCGATCCATCCATCCGCCTCTAAATAGGGCAACCTCCTCCTTTTCAAGGATAATATCACCAAAAGAATCTAGATTAATAACCGCTTCTGGAAGAGCTGCACCTGGTTCAAAGTTAACTTGGTTTGTTACTACAGTCCTCTTAAAGAAAACATATTTTTGTTTTCCATTTCCTATCTCTTCAAGAACCGGAGTACTTGGAGTAACTGTTACAGTGTCTACTGAATAATATCCAAGTCTTCTTGCGGTTTCCTCCTTTTCAGAAGTAAATTTAACATTTACCGAATCAATACCTTCAACACCTTCTAGGAGTGCAATAATATCTGATTTTGGCAAACGATCTCTTCTTGTTATGTTAATTAAATAGTCTGAAATCTTTGCACGAATTTCAGTATGTAGATTAGTCTTATTATATCCTTCAAAATATCTAACTTTAACATCCATTCTAAAATATTGAACTTTAGGCTCCACAATTTTTACCTCAGTTGTAACCATTTGTTGTCTACTATTTTCTAATGTTGAAAGTATTCCATTCTTTTCGTCTTCTGAGAAAAAGAACTCATCTACTGATAAATTAAAATAGTCGTTATTTTTTGAAAGTTTTTTCTTAGTGTCTGGTAACATAAACAAATAAATCACATTGTCATCGTCTAAATATCCATCGTCAGTTGTGTTGTATGCATCTAGGTATGAAAACATGCCGTATTTTGAAAGAAATGCTTCATAGTTTTCAGGAGTTGCAAGAACAAATGAATGACTCTGTAGCGGGGCAATTAACTTAGTTAATTCAGTACTTTCAGGGTTGGCTCCCATTTTAGGTGCTGTTGTAAAATTAGCCTCTAACATATTATTTAAATCGAATGTATCACCAAGTGAATCAAATCCTTCAGTTATAAATTTAAATCTTAAATCTTTAGAACCTGTTAAATTACCATTCGCACCATCCGTAATTAAATACTCAACCTCAATAGAAGCACCTTCAACTGGAATCATTCCAAATGAACCATTTCCAAAATAAATATCAAGACCTCCAGTTATTCCAGTCTTAACAAGATAACCCTTGGTTCCAAATTTCATATCATATAGAGAATCGTATTTAGTCCAAAGCTCGCTATTAACACTTACTCTAACCGAATGATGGTCTGTGTTTCCTTTTGTAATAATATTAAAAGACTGCAAACTTTCACCAGTACCTGTAACTATTTGTGTCTCAATTTTACCTTGAATTACTGGTATTGTAATATAGTTTGGGTTACTTTTTTCAATTCTAAATTGGTCATTGTTTGTTCTTAATATGTATTCTAACATATTCTTTTCAGCCTTAATTATAGTGTTCGCTGGTATATTCAGGGCATCTCCGCCAATATCATTTCCAGCTAAAGTATTTAATCTTACCTGGATTTCTCCTATAGCTGATGCGCCTCTAAATGAATCATGTCCTGCCAATCTTGATAAACCATATATAGATTCAGGATTTTGGGCAGTTAGAATATTTTGTTCAACTGTAGAGTCTTCTATATAATAGAATATCATCTCAGTTAAGCTTGAAAGAACACTTAGTATCTGAGAAAATGGAGATGCTGTGGTAAATAATTCACCAGCACGGCCATATATTCTAGAGATATATGATTGAGTGTCGGTAATCATCTCATTGGCTCTAATTCTAGCCGTTGATAAAAATTTAAATTCTGCCATTTTGTTAATATTCTATTTTATACATAAACTTCGATTTTATATCTATTGTCTATTGTTATATCTATAAAAACTACATTTTTTTCAGTTTGACTTAAAAAATCAACAGAAACTGTAGTGTTATATTTTTTTGCTAATGGAATGTATGTATCAAATTGATCGGTGATAACCCCCTTTAGCATTCCATCGTTATACATAAATGAATATACATAATCTTCCAAGTTTGCACCAAAATTAACGGCTCCTAAAACATCTCCTTTTTTTGTAAAAAGACACATTTCAATTTGAGTTAACAACATTCCAATTTCTTCATCAACTTGAAGTGTATTAACATCGTATCCAGGATCGCCTATATCTTTTATGTAAAATTCCATATTTATATATATTTAGTTTTTAAGAGTGCATCATCCAATCAGTACCCTCATCACTTTTAATTTCTTCAACAACTGCTTCAAGCTCACTTTCACCCATTCCCTGTATCAGGTCTGCATTTACTGTAACATTTCCAGGAAGAACAAATCCAAATACTCCAAGTTTTTGACCTAAAGAAATTTTAATTTTAGCAGCACAATATCTAAAGAAAGCCTCATCACCATATAGCGAGCAATCAGGAATAGTTTCATAAACTTCAAGAACAACATCTTTAAATGGAGTTTCCCCTGTAAATCGTAACTCATGTGTTAATTGACTATACTGATAACTAATTGGGTTGTGGATAATTTGACGTGCTAGATCAAAGAAGCTTTCATTAATTACATAATATTGTAAGTTCTCTGCAGCATATCCTGTTTTAGAACCTCCATAGGTACCTCCAAGCATCATTCTTTCAATCGCAAAATCTCCTTGCGTAAAATTAATATCCATACTACCTCCCCAATTTGAACCAACGGGAGCACACGCAAACACTGAAAAGATTTCTCCGCCGCTACCATCTGTTGGGGGTTCGAAAGTAAAACTTCTTGTTTTTTTAAAATGTTCAGACTTAAATAAACCTTTTGGTAAAACTATAAAGTTTTCTCTAACAGAGTACTCATAATTTTTATAGAACCATTTTTTCGCACGTTTAACTATATTTTGAACCTCTTTTTTTGGAAGATTCATTGGAATCATACATGAACCTGTAATTTCGTCTGCTAATTCATTAACAAACGTGTTAAAACAATCAGTTTGATAAACTGGGTCTTGTAAATTTGATTCATTTCCTATATAAATATCACTCATTTCTTTTTATTATTTTTATATTGGTGTTGATAGTATTATTTCAGTTTGATTAAATACAGTTGTCTTTTTATCGTATCCTCCCTCTCGGAATATTCCTCCATTCATTGTTCCTTTAAAAGAACCCTTTCCATAAACATAACAATCATCAGTTACAACACTACGATGAACGTACGAACTTTTAAGTTTTGATGTTGTTATTTGTGATGAAGCATAGAAGTTACAAGAGTCAATATCAGAACCCTCAATTTGACACGTAAACATATCACAATATCTAAACTCTCCTCTTAAAAAACAATTGACAAAATCATAACCATCTAGATCAACACAGTAATCAAGTCTTCCATTTTGCACTTGAATCCTGCCAGTGTCTGAGTCATAATTGATGTGACCCTTACTAAAATTACCATGTGTGAATAATTTTATAACTCGTTGTTTAATATTGCTCCAGTATAAAGAAACTATTTTAGGGTCATCTTTGAGATCTACGGTAAATTTAGTGTCTTTCCAATTTTGAGATATTGTTTTCCAGTCACTTCTGGCGTCAATTATTCTTTGATTGTTAGAAATTATCCTTTTAAGTTCAATTGCATTGAGTTCTGTAAATTGAGTCGTTTCAGTTGAATTCCATAATTGAATTAAAAATCTATCAATAAGGTGTAATATTGTAGTAGTTTTCTTTTGCCAATCCTTTCCACCAACATATCTAAATTCAAGATAATTTTTATGTCTTTTTTCAAAATTGATACCATAATATTTTGAATCAGGGTAGATAAAGTTTTGTTGGTTTATATGTTTTCCATCAAAAAATGAAACATCATCCTTTGGTATAACAAATTTAATTGATTTTGCATAAGCTGAATCCTCTCTTTGTGGAAAAAACTTAAACACTTGCTCTTCATTAAAATCTAGGATAAACTTAAGAGTGTTCATCTTAGAGATTCTATATTTATTGTCTATTTTATTTTTGTCAAAAGAAAGATTTAAATGAATTGAAGATCTGTCATTAGTATACCCATTCTCATCAATCCATTGGTTAACTTTGATAATCATTAAGCGTGCGGCAAAATATGGAAGTGCCCCGGTAACAAGCTCCATAAGCTTTGCACCGCCGCTCATATCTGGTTCTATCTTAAACTCATCTTGGGTTACTTCAAAGTCACTGTGTGCTTTTTCCTCAATACGAATTTTTTTACCAATAAGTTCCGCAATTTGCTTTGAAGTTTCTTCTATACTTAAATTTGAATAAAATTCAAATTCCACACCAACAAGCGCATTTTCAAGTATTTTAGAGTCATTTAAGTTATTCATTTATCGATATATTATTAAACTACAGTTTGATTATATATCTCATTAAAATAATTATGTAAATATAAACAAAAACCCGAGACTAAAAAATCTCGGGTTAATTATTTTTAAAAAGTTATTAACAATTATAGTTTTAGAAAAACCTTTCTTGTATCAACCTCAATTCTTGTAATTTTAACTGTGATTGTATCGTTCTTTTCAATTGAATCTTTATCAAATTCTTCTGGAAATTCAGAAACATGCAATAAACCTACAACACCTTCTCCAATATCTAAAAATACACCGTAATCTTTAATAGATTTAACAACACCAGCAACTTCCATTGGGAACGTTGTATATTTTTCAGCGATTAATTTCCAAGGGTCAACTACTTCAACTTTTTCTATCTGTGTTAATGTAATTTTATTATTGCTAATTACCTCCTTAATCTTAAATTGAATCTCATCTCCTGGTTTAATTTCTCTTGCTTTATGTTTCTTAGCAGTTTCTGGATCAAGATCATTTGTATGAATCATTCCAGTTAAACAACCTTCAAATTCTACAAATACTCCATATTTTGCAGATCCAGTGACATTACCTGTTCTAGTAACATCCATATTAGCAGATACCTCTTCAACTTTATTTGGAATCAATGCTTGTAAGTATTTTCTATGAGATACTACGATTGTTCCTTTTTCAGGAGAATAATTCATTGGTACAACATATAATTCAGTTCCAATAATAGATTCAAAATCTACTAATTTATTAATTCCTGCAAGAGAACCTGGCATAAAACAATCTATACCTTGTACGTTTACAATATAACCACCGCCTTGAATCATACTTAAAACCGTTGCAACATAAGCCGTGTTACCGTCTTCAATTGATTCTAGTAATTCTTTAGTAATTGCGGATTTAACTCCAGCCTCCACTGAACCAATAATAAATCCTTTCTTATTAGATGTTCTGTCTCCTGTGATTTGAACTGAAATTGTATTTCCAGGAATTAATTTAGATTTAGAAGCCGATGACTCTCTAGATAAATCAACATACACTAGTTCTCTATAACCAACGTCAATTGAACACCATTCCATATCTAGCGCATATATCTTACCCTCATGTGTCTCTCCAACTTTAATATCGAAGGTGGTTTGATTTTCACTATTGCTATAGAAGCTTTCCATTAAATCATATAACTCCTGTGCGTATGATTCTCTAGAATATACCTTGTCTCCATTTTTTGTTTTAATATGAGGGTTAGGTTTTCTAGTTGTTGATGGACATCCTGCAATATGTTCATCCCAATTAAATTCTTCAAGCGAAGGGTTTGCATTAATTGTGTATGGAGTTTCTTTTGCTTCTTTTACAATAACTTCATCGTTAGTGTTTTCTGTAGAATCTTTGATTCTTAATCTTTTTGTTTTTGTGTCTTGTGACATTTTTTTGTTTGTTAAAGTGTTAATAATTATATGATTATATATCTAATTAAATTACTAGTGGTGAAAATCCAACCATTGGAATTGGACTTACCGGGGTTGTAATTCCACCTAAGTATAAGAATTTTAATTTTAATAAATGTTTTGCACAAGCAACTGAAACAGCGCTTGCAACTGCCTTTGAAGCCACTGGTGTCAATGGTTGTTTGCTAAATCTTTTACCAGTATTCCATGCCCTTCTTAAATCATTTGCTAAAATTACTTCAGATCCATATGAAATTGGAGTATAAATTCCACCTAATGGCGGTTGTGTATTACATGGCGGTATTGGTGGTGTTTTCTTAAATGGCTGCACTGCTGTGCTTTTCCAATAATCAATAATTGCTTTAGCCATTATATTATATCCATCGCTATTTATTATAGTTTCACCTCTTTCATTTACATTTTTTGAATTACCCCATTTTCTAAGTAATTCCCACCATAGCTCTTTCTCTTTTTTATATAATCTTTCTTTTTTACGAATTCTATCAAGTTCATCCCAGCTATCCCCCACATTAACAAGTCTAGCCCGTGTAATAGAATCTACAAGTTTAATGTATGTAAATTTACAGATATAGCCATCTGTTGTTAACCATTTTGGTATAGTGATTGGATCATCCTTATGTTGGCTTTGGAAAATATATTCATTTAAAGTATTTTCACTCAATATTCCAAGTTCAATTAATTGAGAGGTATCGGGTATTTTATTTCGAATTGTAGTTTCTACTTTTATTTCGAATTTTTTTTCTAGGGCTCTTAGATTACTAGGCGTCATATACCTTGTTCTTGATCTTGAAAACATTTCACTTCTTAGTTTTTCTTCTTCAGATTTATAATAACTTTCAATTAAATCTTCAACCCTTTTTGCAACTTTAGCGCCTAATTTATCATTTCTAGAAATAGCTAAGCGTTCTACCCAGATTTTAAATTCTTCAGAACCGTCACATTGATGTAAAACCCTATCAGCTAAGACTTCAATAGTCTGCTCTTCTGTTAATTCTGGGATTAGTTGACGAGGAGTCTTACCTTCATTTGGGTCTTTGACAACATTAATCGTGTCGACTTGACCCTCATCACCTATTGTTACAGTCGCTTCTTTATTAATTTCTTTAATTAAATTATCATTTAAGTCAAATACGCTCTTAAAAATATAATCATATGTTCCTGGCGTAGTATCTACTCTAACTTGTAATATTCCATCATCACTTGCAGGCGATAGAGGCTGATCAATACCATTGATAGAGTATAGGAATTTATACGCAACATCTGGTGTAAAATTTGCAATTGACATAGTTGCATATAATATCCCATCACTACTATTTTCAATTTGAGATGCGGCATCTTGTTGATTTTGACTAATTATTAGGTCAAAATCAATACCCGCGTAAATATCTATTTCCTTGTATGGAGGACATGTAGATGGAAACATTTGATAAAACCTAAACTTTTTTAAGTTTTCTTCATTATTTTTAGTCCATTCTTCAATTTCACAAAGGGGATCAAAATCAAAATTGTTGTTAGGTAGAGGTTCAAAGAAATCCGAATACCTTGACATTTCAAATTTATTCTCAAACTTGATTGTTTCATTTTCATAAATTTCTCTGAAGGCTGCTTTAAATCCGGTTTCTAAAATACGTTTATCGCCAGAAACATGTTTATTTCCAAATATAGTTTGAGAACTCTTAACGGCCTTAAAATACTCATTTGCTAAAAATATAGCAAATTTATCTCTAGTCTTTGCATTTCTAGATTCTAATTTTTTAGAGACGTTTTTAACAAATGTTGGCCATTGTGCCGGCATAATAGATATGTTTTATAGACTTATATATCTTATTTATTTATTTGTTGATAATCCTCGTGTGTGCTACTTAATTGACTAATTGTCGCAGGGGTTGCTCCAACTGGAGTACCAGAAGGACCTACTCCAGTTGGATGAAAATGAGTTTTATAATCATCTAATAGTTTTTGTAACCATTCTTGTAATGATGCACCTCGAACTACAGGTTCTGTTTCATCTTCACTACCTTCACCAGTATTAGAAAGAAATACATTACCAGCATCTAAGAATATCTTTTCATCTGTTGTTATTTTGATAAAACCTTGTTCGTCAATTTGAATTAGCGGTCTCTCTTTAGCGCCGCTTCCTCGAGTAATTACCAGACCGTCCTCTGGCGAGTGATAGATTCTAACATTTCTTACAGAATCATAAACTAATGAAACAACATCTTGTGGTGCAGCAGAAGGGTCTAAAATATCAGCCTTTAATGCTTTACTTTGATTAATTTGAAACCAATACTCTGGATGATAGATATTACCATTGTCAAATCTAACTGCAACAACAGTCCCAATATTTGGAATTGAATGAGAACCAACATGGTCACGATTCATTGGAGTAGCCCATGGAATCGCTTCACTTGGAAGGTCATCAAATTTACCAAACACCTTTACTCTACATCTCCCTAAATTAGAAGGGTCCGCATTATCTACGACCTCTCCAATCCAATGAGTGTCTCTTATTTTATTTTTTCCAGCTTCTTTCCCAATACTCATTATTCATCGTATATATTACC